GGAATTCTGTTGTTTTCTTTCGATTCACGCTCGTCAGCTTCTTCACCTTCTCTCCACTTTGCATTTATGCCCTAAGCTCGGTTTGTAAAACAGCCGGCATTGATTGCATTGACAAACTGTTGTTTCCACTCCAATATGCTTTCTCATCCAGTTCTTTGTCTGCCGGTCGAATGCTTCATTCTGTCCCACTATCTTCTCCATGTCTTTTCCAGTCAAGTGCCTGTCCGCACCACCTGCAATGATTCCTCTTCCTGCTTATAGGTTCTTTACAATTCGGGCAAACATTTATTCCTTGGTACGGAATTACAAAACTGCGCTTTATAGGTTTCTTCGGCATCTGCTTGTCCGGACATTGCTTACATGGTGTCATAACATAACCACTCCTTCCGGCAGTTCAGCAGCCTCCACCTCTTCAATTCCTATCCATGCGTGCACTCGTTCTTCGTGGAATGAAATTTCCTTGTCCTGTACCCACGCGAGTCCGTGCTCGTTTGGTTCACCGTACATTGTCCAGTCTCTCAATCCCGGCCTATTATCCAGATCAGCGTATTCTCTAATGTCTACAGCCGCCAGTGTTCTCCCTGTTGGTCTTCCGCCTTTCCATTCCGGGAAAATGAGCGTAACGAGGTATGTTCCTTCTCTCTTCGGATTTCCCTCTTTTGCAACATAACGCCATTTTTTCTTTGTCAGCTTATGAATCTCCTCGCACCGTTCGCGGTAGAAATCGTCAATCAAACGAAGCTGCACCGGTGTCGGTCCAACATCATGATACCGCTGCAACTCCTGCATGGCAGAAATAGCGGTTTCACATGCATCTATGTATTCAATAAGATCCTCCAATTTGTTTACATATACAAGTTTAGTATTCAAACGTTCTACTTCCGTCTTGAACTTGTCAATTGTTTTCTGAATTTCCATAATCAAACCTCCTCATTTTCACAAACATCTGTTTCTTCCGGAAAATAAAATACATATATCCAGTTTCGCCACAAAAGTCATCCCAATGTAAGTACGCCCCTGAAACCAAACACTCCATGGCATGTTCTTCAATATCACGCTCCTTTTTTAACCATGCGCAGTTGCTTTTGCAATGTTCTTTAATCCTCTCTAAAAGTCCCTCCTTCCCGTGTTCTTTGATTGCATTAAGTGTTAATTCTCTCCATTTTTCCGGTGTAAGCTCTCCTAAGTTTGTTTGATAGAAGTCTCGAAATTTAGTCGCCGGCCGGCGGTTTCCGTATCTCGTGATCACATAATCGCCTGTAGGATAAGATCTTCCAGTTCTTAACTGGATGGCATAATCACTAAGTGGTTTCATCGTCTTCACCGCCTGTCTTCTTTTCTGCACACAGTGCCCAAATCACTATGACCAAAGCTCCAACAAATACTCCTAAAGCAAATGCAATTAAGACGCCCACGCTATCACCTCACAATTTTAAATTTTTTCCGTGCTTTCTCTGCGTGATAGTTATCAATTTCATACCTTTCGCATTGCGTCACCTCGATACGCCTATTTTTGAAATTGCCATCAAATACCTGGCATTCATCGCAAAGGAAACACGGTTTATAATCATCTGGAACTTCATCCGCTTTTACAGTTATACTTTCTGCATTATTTACACAGGAATTACACTGGCAGTAGTAACACGGATCTATCATTGGTGCCCTTTGTTCTATTGTTTGGACATCAGTCTTCACATACGTTTCTTCGTATATGTCCAGAAATTTATCAAATCTAAGTTGCCCCTTAATTGTGTGTGGCATTGAAATTCTCCATTGCCCATCTGTTACCAGTTGCCATAACAGCTGCTCTTGTCCGTTCCTGCGGGGAAGACCGGCGCATATCCGTGATGAATCCCTTTTTTCGCAAATCTTCCAGTTCCTCCAGCGTTGCTTTGCTGATGTCTTTTACTTCCAATACTTCAATCATCTTTCTCCTTTCCGGGCGGCCATCGCCGCCCTTTCATGTACTGTTTGCAGTGACGTGTGATATATTAACCTTTAGGAAGCACCCTGGTTTATGCTCTCAGTTTTACTGGAAGCACCACAACCTTCATGTCAGAATCTTCAGCTTCTACGATCATCGGCTGTACAGCACTGGTAAAGTTCAGAGAAATGTTCTCACAGGTAAATGCTTTGATGGATTCCAGAACCAGTTTTGAACTAAATCCGATCCGGAGAGGGTTCTGAAATTCTGTCTGCATTGGAACCGTCTCTTTGTAGCTAATGGTGTTGTAATCAGCAGAAATTTCAAGTTCATCACCCTTGAGGTCAAACACGGTCGGCGTATTGTCTTCCACACACATTTTCGCCCGTGTCATTGCCTCGACAAGTTCCTTCTTTCCGATCACAGCGTATGTATTGCCACTATTGAACATTTTGTCATAGGCAAAATACTTTCCATCAATCAGTCTACTGTAAATGATGTATTCATCGGCCCGGAAGATTGCGCTGTTTTTGTTATAGCTCACTGTAATATCGTCTGACATTCCCATAGCCAGCAGTTTCCGGATAGCATTCTTCGGTACCGTGATGGCAATTTCATCCGGACTGTCCACAGTGATCTGGTCCCAGGCGATTACATGGCCGTCCAATGCTACTACATTCAGCTTCTTACCTTTTCCCTCCAGCCGGATGCCTGCCATTGATGCGTTCGAAGGGCTCTTATCCGCCGCCGCAAACAGAACATGTCCAAATGCTTCCATGATCCTGGCACCAGGAAGGGTGATTCCGTTTTCTTCCGGCACATCGCCTTTATAAAACGAGAATCCATCTGGACCGTAACTCTGGTAACTGTTCTTAATCTTATCCATGCGGATTGTGACAATATTTTTTTCTGTATCTGCAGTCAGTTCCACTTCTCCCTCCGGAAGGCTTTTGATCAGGTCAAAAGCCTTCATAGGGATAATAAACTCTGTGCCCGCAGAGCCCTCTAATTTGACCTGTATGGTCAGTTCCATGTTGGAAGCAATCAAATAACCGTCCCGAATCAAAACGCCCGACAGAGCCGGAAACTGCTCGTTTTTCGTCACGATGCTTTTTACCTTGTCAATCGCCCTGGCCAATTCATACTTTCTAACCTTCATCATCATTCTCCTTTCCTTTAAGCTCGACTCCATCCAGAAACCTCAATATGCCGTTTTTATAGGTGACCTGGTACGGTTCCAGTTCAACCTCATTCATGTATTTGTGCCCGTAGATTTTCTTCATATCCCGGAATACCACCCACGGTACCCTGTAGAATTTTTCAAAGCCAATGGATACCACCAGGAAGCACATTGCCCCATGTTTCATATAGCGTTCAAAGCATTCTTCCTGCTCCTGTGTCACGCAGTCCCGGCCTATCCGCTCCTTATCCGTATGCTTTGCATCGAACAATATCATTGTGGAATCACAGAGGATTCCTTTATAATCAGGCTGCGCCTGCTTTGCGAAGCAGCATATAAACTGTCCTCTGCTCCGATTGTGGGCCGCCAGTACCTTAACCGGTTCTGGTGTTTTATCTATTACAGAAATTCCACGTTCTTCGTAAAATCTGGAAGCTGCCTCAATCATGGCCTCGAAGTACGCTCCTGATGAGCGGCTCTGCGCTCCCTTTATTGATCTACTGTACGTATCCATGATCCCTTGCCACCTTTAACAGTTTATTGATTGTCACAGCACCGATTCCCTGTACTTTGGACAACTGGATCTCCGCCAGGAACTCCTTGACGCCCTTTTCGGAAACAGACGGATTGTCCTTTTTTCCTTTTTCAATCCCGGAATTATATCCTTCGCTTCTGGCCTTCTCAACTCTGTCCTCTACATAATGCACCAGCTGCTCATCCGTCATTTTTCGCATTTTAACCGCTTTCTCATGGATTCGGTTTTCATCTTCTGTTCTTCTACAGCTTCTTTTCATAAAGCTCCTCCTCATAAGATTCAATATTCATTTCATCACACCAATTCCTGTAGCATTCCCGGCACATTGTAGCAACCGTCTTCATCTGGCCGCTCCGGCCAACTCTTGCATACAGTGATACCATCTCTTTCTTGTCCTGCTCAGTACCGCATTTCACGCATTTTCCGGAAAGCCGTTCATGCACCTTTGCGCTCCGCTTACGCACCTGCAACTGTTGCGGAAACTCCCGCCGCATATTCTTCTCACCAACGATCGGAATCAGGCTGTCTTTCATGAACACCGGTATACCTGCCGCATCTGCCATCAGGACGATATCCTGTATCCATTCCCATTTAGGAACGACCTTGTCCTTATTTCTTCCGGTTTCCGCTCCTATGATGATCCAATCCACAGCAGTGTCAAAAAACATGTTCCCGTAATCCTGTGCCTTGAGATCTTCCAGGAGCGGCTCGATGCTGATAAATGTCTTACACCCTATAGGAAGATCATTCAGCCTGTCTATGTCTGCCTCTTTTGTTATGGTTGTCCCATACCACATATTTGGCTTGTACGTAATCATCTGTTCTAATTTGTGTGAAATATACCTTCTAGGATTCTTTGTGAGAAACAGGTAATTATGCTGCGGACGTTCCAGGCATCTGTTCAGTACCTCAATAATCCATTCATCCGGCACCCACTCGCCAAACAGATCGGCCATGGCTCCGACAAAGATGTTGTTCCCCATTTTCAGCTTGTCCAATGTCTCCATGCGGTACCGGTGAAACGTCGGGGCAAACCCGAACGGATAAATGACCTGCTTTCCATTGTCGTCCACAAACGGCTCGTCGAGCACGTACAGCCCATCACCTTCCAAGCGATACTCATCCGTTCTGGCTATGTTCTGGCAGATGTTTCCGGAAAATCTGCGGCTCATTGTCCTTGCGTAACAGTATGGACAATCGTGTCTGCAGCCTGTGACGATGTTAAATGTGTGGTCACAATACTCTATTTTCGATCTGTTCACCTATTCCACCTTCTCTCCGTATTCAATCACATACTCATACTGTGTGCTCTTCTTATCTTCCCGCCCAGGAACCTCATTCCTCACAATCTGTACCGCATATCCTGCCTTGGCCAGCATGGAAACCATCTGCAGCCTGTCCTCTTCATTCCACTGGACGGAGCCTTTCCGGATACTGCGGATAATCTGTTTCGCCATCATCCAACCTTCTTTCTTTTTTCATTTTCAATAGTTTCCTGCATTTTCTTTTCAAACGCTTTTACAAACGCTTCAACTTCCGTCGGCATAGCGCAGTTATGATTTCCACGGCATTGTATGATCTTATTGCCGTTCCATTCCATCGTGAAATAGGGCTTGTCCGGTTCTTTTTCTTTCCTGACAAATAAAATCATCGTTTCGCCTTTAGCAACTCTCCCTACATAACTTCCTACACAATGATGTAAAGCAGCTCCTTCCGCCCGTATCTCATCACCTGTCTTCGGCACTACCAGGATCAGGCCTTTGCCTTTGATTGCAAAAGCATTATCAATTCCATTGTTGGCATCAAAAATTTTATCCATAGCCTTTTTAGTTGCTTCCATCCTGCGCTTTACTTCCTGCTCGCGGCGTCTCTTTTCCGCTGCCGCTTTTTTATCCTGCAATGCCTGATACTCGCCTGCAGTCCGGTCATGTACTTTTTTAAAGTTTTTCGGAAGATATATGAACATATTTTCGAGATCGTATTTTAAAGCCTGACACCAAGTGAGGTATTCCAACCAGTCATGCGCCATATTCTTTTTTCTCGTAATACGAGGATCTTCACGCTCCTCATACCGCATATAGGAATATTGCCAGCATCCCGCTCTATCTCCCATCGGATACTGCTCGCTTTCTTTTTCGATGTACTTTACCAGTTTATGAAGAGACACTTTTCTGTTCGTTGATTTCAAAAGATCTGTGTTGCATCCAAATGTCTGATAATATCTAGTCAGCTGTTCAGGCTTAAAATTTATCTCCATTCTCTGTGCCACTTGTAATAGCCGGAGGCAATCTGCATTACCATCAATCTCCTGCAATACTCTGGTATTTACCTTATTCAGGCCAAGGATTTCATAAATGGTTTTTCCTTTCAGATTTATCTTCCCTGTGCTTCCATGATACCGGCCATTGATTATCACTTTCGCCAACTGGTTCAGTCCCATCTTGCAAAGCCATTCCAATTTGGGGAAATTCATATATGCCTTTATCCCATCTTCGTACCGGCAGCATTCCGTCGGGATATTTCTCGAAAGATACTCCAGTGCTGAATATTTCATCGGTGTATGTTCCCATGCCTGTGGAAGGTTTTCTGGATATAAAATGCACTCCATACAAGCTATATTCCCACCATCAGGGCACCACCTTGGCATTCCTTTCTGTTTGTATACTCCCCATTCGTAAGATACATATTTAGGCTGTCCACCCAGGAATGTATAAATTGCCCGGCTGTACTCATTCAGATCCTCTTCAACCCGATTTTTATTTATAAGCGTATCTACGTAACTGTCGTTTCTGATGTGCCGATTTGCTTTGAAATACCGAAGGACGAAACCCTCTTGCGTAGGATCAACATACAGGAACCACCTTTCATCAAATATCTGCGCCGGAAGCTTTCCTCTCGCCTTGATAGTTACATTGCTTCCGCAGAATGGGCAGATACCTTTCTCGTTATTGCGAAGCCGGATGGAATTTCTGTCTACAATTCCGACTTTCTTACAATACGTGCACTCGCATTCGGCCTTTCCTGTTTCAGTCTCCTTATAGATCAGATACCTGCTGAATCTCATTCCTGTCTCCCATACCCAATCGCAGAAGTCTTTCGGGGGATCCTTTATTGGTTCCATGACGGTATCAATAGCATCCGTTTCCTTCTTATGTTTGGCTGACAGACGTTTTTCCTTTACATCCTCCTGGAATCTGTAGATTGCAGACCACGGTGCATACTGATCAGATTTTTTGGAATACTTCTTGAAAAAATCCTTGATTATATTCAGTTCATCATCTGACCTAATAAACACAATCGGCCAACGTTCATATTCATGGTTTTTATCATTCCATTTTGAATCAAAATAGGAAAAATTCTCCATTCTATCAAATGCTGCTGTCAGCCATTTTATCTTTGACGATTTCAAGTCCTGCGTGATATAATCATCTTCTGAAAGAAACGTCCTAAATGCTGCACCTGTCTTTCCATTTTTGAGGCTCGCAATCTCATAGAAATTCAGGAGCAGTATTTTGTTGTTTTCTACCAGGCTGGCAGTAACGATATGTTTAATTGCTCCGAGCCTTCCTGCTATATCCAACATATCTGCCGTCGCACTCTCATGTGCGATCGCAGATAATTTTCTTTTATCCAATGCGTCCACCCCCTACATAAAATCAAACATGCTCATCTGGCCCTCTACTTCCTTGGCTTTCGGAGGAGCTGGCTTTTTCTCCTGTTTCTTAACCTCTGCATTTGTATCTGGCTTCTTTTCTTCGGATTTTGGTTCAGGCTTCCTGGAACGTTTATTATTCTTCTTGAGCAGCTGTGCCGTTTTTTCTTTTGGATCAGCCGCCTTCTTTTTGGTGTCATTCTCCTTTTTGGCGGCTCTTGCCTTTTCCGCTTCTGCCTCTTTCTTATCATCCCGATGGTAATAGTCTTCAGCCCATTCAAAAACGACGTCATTACGCACGGCGCATTGCCGCTCTTTCCCCGCCTGCTTTCTTGCTTGTGAAAAAATATATTCAAGACACTTTGGCCACGTCTTGTGTTCCAGAAGCACGTCCTCTGCCAGGCCCGTATCTTCTGCACAGCGCTCCAGTAAATATTTGATAACAGGATCGGCAAACGTCTTATCTTTCGCTTTTTTCAGTTCCTCTTCCAACTTCTGTTTTGCCTGAGCACTTACGTCGCCGGCATTGGCTTTCTGCGCTGTTTTCACCTCTTCATCAGGATCCTGTTCATCGTCGCCAGCTGTTGCATTTTCAAATGCCTGCCGTTCAATCCCTGCAATGGCCTTTCCCATCGGCGTTTCAGGCTCTCCCACTTCCACATCGTCCTCCGGAGCATCATCATTCATCACCCAGGCATATTCCTTTTCAAGGCGCTTATTTTCCACATCAAACAGGGTGTTCCCTGCTTCGTCATAGAATACTGTTACCTCCTTGCGCTTCAATACCTGATAGGTAATTCCGTATGATACGATTTTTGCATCCGGCTGATCAGCCGCATATGCCGTCTTGAGATATTCTCTGACCAGATTCGCCCATGTAACCCCATAAACGTTATCGTTTGGACCTACTTTCACTTCTGCGAAATGCTGAATTTCTGGCGCATCTGTAAAGTGCATAACCTCATTCTTCATCTGCTTTCCTCCTGTTCATGAAAATCAAAGAACATAAAATACTGCTCTTTGCGTTGTGGTTCCGGCTTTGGAACCTGGTTGATCATTCGCTCCATTTTTTTGAATATTTTTCGGAAATTCCATGTATCTGAAAAGTAGAACGGAGTGTACCAAAACTCCTGTCCCTCTTTTTCGAATGGAATCAGTGGATCTCCTGTCATTGGATTTGTAATACTGTCTGCTATCACGATATATCCAGGACACCCTAGCAGGGACATCTGGATATAGGCCATCATGCCTACAATCCGGTCAATATCCTGTCCAACGAAAAGCATGTGATTCTGATAATTCACTCCCATTTCTTTCGCCGTGTTTGCTGCGGCCATAAGCATCGCTCCGCCTCCGATGCATGGATCGCAGATAGAAACCCAGCCTTTTTGCTCTACCTGCTTTTTCAGTTCTCCCATTGTAATCTGTGCCATCATCTTCGAGACGCAATATGGGGTGAAAAACTGCCCGGTCCAGTGATTGCCAAGTTCCAGCTGCATATACATGGCTCCAAGGAAATCCTGATCCGGATTGTGCTCCAGAGCTTCAACCACAATGTCAAAGGCTCTTCCGGCAATGTCTGTCCCTCCAAGGCGGTCAACTGCAGCATCCAGTTCTTTTACCCTCTGTTTGAGGCGTTCCGGTGTCCTGTCAACCACATTGCTGATTGAGCATGCCATAGCAGATATAAGATCCTCCCATACCTGCCACCTCTGCCGGCTGTAGCACAATTTATCAATTATGGAGACAAATTCCTTTTCATAATCGTTCTGGGATCGATAGTTCCTTGCCATTTCATCACTCCCTAAATCCATGCTCCCTCATCAGGCGGTCGATATACTCTGGATCTGCCTGCTTTACTTCCGTTTCCGAATTGTCAGGCTTCTTTTCAGAAATTCTATCTGCAGATTCCTTTTGTTCAATCTGCCTGATATACTCTCTCTTTATTTCCAGGATTCCTGCCGGAATCTGCATATCTGTTTTTTCACGCTCTACGATTGCATTATAAATTTTGAAAAAATGCGCCCGTGTGGCCACCTCGTTTTCATCAAGGCAAATATCCCGGAACCCGAGTCTCTGTACGGCTTTTCTGACCGGCTCGGAGAGGCTGGCCAGAGCCTCTTCTTCCCGGTAATATCCATACTGACTAATCGCCTTCTGAACTTCTCCCCACGCCTCCCCTTCGTCCTTGATCTCCGGTTTGGTGTACTCCGCACATTTTTGCCGTATCTCAGCAATCTGTGGCGGATATGTATGAGTGGCGAACAGTTCAAAAAGAGCTGTCTCGCACAGTTTGTACGGCAGATCTCCGAGCATCCGGTACCAGAGCCTTATCGAATACACATCCGGCATGACGTTGAATGTCGGGTATGCGCTTTTTATCGCAGCTCTTATAAGATCGAATTCCTTCTCGGTCATTCGGAATACCACCCCGCAGTCGATTCCATATACTGGCTGGTGCTCATGTTCCGGTTATTCACCGTTTTGGATGATGGTGCTCGGTCCTGCGCTCTTGCGAGCCATCCGGTGATAAATCTTTTGATGCCTCTTTGGGTCTTTCGATTGGTCGGATTGCTGTCAAGCCATCCGTACATCTTCCGAAATTCCTGTTCCACATCAATAGCCGGATACAATTCCCGGAGGCTATTGACATAATCAAAAGTCACATCATAGCTTCCAGAACCAGTCACCAATGGAAGAGAAATGAATATCTGTTCCTGCCTGGAGGTTATTACCTCCTGGCATAATGTTTTATCTTTCTCTTTATCTATTTCTTTCTCTATCTCTATCTCTTTCTCTACGTTGCAGTTTGAAAAAGTTTGTTGCGTAAGTGTTGCCTCAGTGTTGCATTGCAACGCTTTTTGTTCTTTTTGTCTTGCCCTGCAGGCTCTACTTCGCTTTGTTGATGCAGTTTCAGAACCTGTCATATTCTCTACTTCCGTGAGTAAATATTCGGAATCATCTATCAGTTCCATGAGACCCTGCCGGACTAAAAACATGACAGTAACTTTCACGTTTTCCGCTTCTTCATCCAGATCCAGTGCCAAATCATCATAAAAATCATCTTCAACACCGTCAAAATAAAGGCGCCCATCCTGTTTCATTGCAATCAGCAGCATTTTCAGGTAGATAATCGTGTATGTATCGCCCCCAGCAATCTTCCGAAGCTTCTTGATAGGCTTCTGCCGGAAAAAATCATCCGGCAGTTTCAGCCAATAATATCGTTTTGCCATATACCCTCCCTAATAAATTACCTTGGAACCTTCCTCCGTTTTAATGACCGTTACGCTCTGAACGAAACGAGCTTTCATAGCTTCATCATGGGTAATGGCCATAATCTTGATATCCGGATACCGCTGTCTGATGGTCTCAAGAGAATCCACATATGCCTGAGTGCCATCATCATCGAGGAACGGCGGTTCATCGATGAAGAGCATTCCTAACTGAATGCCGGCGGCCGTTGTTTTGACCTCGGCCAGTGCAAGAATGACAGCAAGTGAAGCTTTTACCTTTTCGCCTCCGCTCTTTGATGCGTAAGGAAGGGTGGTCTTGCCATACTCGTTGATCAGGACGTCCAGCGTAGCCTTGTCCCCGTCCTTCCCCTTAATGGTCCGTTCCATTACAAATTCAACGCCCATCGTTCCGCCAGTCATTGCACCGAGGATATTGTTGGCAGTATTGGTGATATGAGGGATAATGTTACGAACGATCTGGTGCGGAACTCCGTCCTGAGAGAACGCCTGTTTCAAGGCATCGTACCAGACTACCCGCTGCGCCGCTCTGGCAATATCATCATTCAGCAGTACAATCTCTTCTTTCATGTTCCGGATGTCTTCCACTTTCTGGATGAGCGTCCCTTTCGTTATCTGCAGATCCGAAATCTGGTGATCGTACTCATGGATTTCGGAGGTCAATACTGCCATTTTCCTTTCAATATCTGGCGAAAATTCCTCCACATCATGCCGTGCAACCTCAAGTTCTGTTTCTGCTTTGATAAGATCGTCTGCAATCATCTGCAAGTTCTCCTGCAGTGATGCCAGTTTTTCATAGGAATTCTTCATGCGTTCTTCATATACCGGAAGCTTTTTCGCTTCTTCTGCAAACGTAGCAGACGTTCGTTCCCGTTCCTCTGCCTGATGGTACTTTTCAACAGATTCCAGAAGCATCTCTGCGTTATCTTTGGCCTCCTGGGCTTTTATTTTGACCTCTGAGAGGCTTTCTGTGCAGAAACCTATTGTTTTATCCATGGAATCTCTTTCTGCTTCCAGACGGGCGATTTTGAGTTTTGCTTCTTCCGCCTGTTTCTTCATAGTCTGATAAACGGAAAGTTCTGCCATCCGATCATTCAGCTGCTTTTCGCGAACAGGGTCATATCCTATGCTTCTGGACTTTTCTGCGTACTGCTCTTTCGTAGATTCATAGTTTGCGAGCAGCTGTTGCTTTTCATCCTCAAGAACCGAAATCTGGAATTCTGCATCCGGAATGGTCTGCACATCCTCTTTCGCCTTGCGAAGAAAGACGCAGGCAGCCTTTCTAATGTCCGGGCAACCGCTGTTATCAATGTACTCTTCGGACTTTTTGTATGACTCCAGACGCACATGCAGCACGCTGAGTTCTGACTCGATTTTGCTGCATTTTTCGGTAACTTCCGTTTTAATTTCTTTCAGTTCGGATACAAGCGCATTGTATCTTTCCCTTTTCTCCATCATGGATTCTCTATCCAAGCGAACCGCCTCCAGTTCATCCAGCTTGGAACTGATGTCAGCGCCTGCATCCATCTGCAGAGCGCCGATTTCTTTATAAATCTGCTGTTTCCGGAAGGTACTGTTATCAATGATGTTCTGGTAACGACTGGTTTCGGCTTCACAGTCTGCAACTACTTTTTTTGCAGCCTCGTAACTGACAACATCTGTATATCTGGCAGAAATTTCCGCTTTCGCCTGCTCGTGTTCTTCCGCTCCGGCA